ATCACAAGCAGACAAGTTTGCAATATATGCAGCACAGCATTTAGGATACCCAATATTAGATGTTGAATTGCAAGATGTAAACTTTTATACGGCATTTGAATCAGCTGTAATAGAATATTCCAATCAAATAAATCAGGTTAATATTACAAACAACTTGATGAATACTTTGGGGGTATCGACAGCCTCACAATATTTAAATAATGGCAGTTTAACTGGACAAGTAGTAGGATCTTCTTTAAGCTATATCACAAAATTATCTAAAACATATGGAACTGAAGCAGATTCTGGAGGAAATGTACAATGGCATTCTGCATCAATTAATGTAGTAGCTAATCAACAATCATATTCAATTCGCGAAGCAGTACAAAACACACTAGGTATAACGTTATCAAATACAAGTTCAATTGAAATTAAACGGGTATTACACCAACCACCACCAGCAATTGTTAGATATTTCGATCCGTATGTTGGAACTGGGCTAGGATCTCAGCAGTTATTAGATGCATTTGATTTCGGTGGATTTTCGCCATCTGTTAATTTTATGATGATGCCACTTCATGCCGATTTACTACGAATACAAACAATTGAATTTAATGACCAAATTAGAAAATCACATTTTTCATTTGAAATACATGGTGATAATATAAAATTATATCCAGTACCGGGCACACAAGGAACTCAATCGAATCCATCATACGGCACAGTTTGGTTTGAATTTTTATTTGAAGAAGAAAAAGCAAAGGATGCACTTTTATTCGGTAATATCGCACTTTTAAACGGTGTTATAAGTGACGCATCCAATATACCATATACATATCAATCATACAGTACAATTAATGATATGGGGCGTTCTTGGGTATTTAAGTATGGCGTTGCCGCGGCAAAGGAAATGCTAGGATATATTAGAGGCAAATATTCATCGATTCCTATACCGAATTCAGAAGTAACACTTAATTCTGCAGATCTACTGTCTGCAGCACAGTCAGAAAAAACAGCGTTACTAGAACAATTACGCGCATTTTTAGCAGAAGTGACTAAAGAAAAAATGTTAGCACGCCAACAAGCAGAAAATGCTTCAATAAATGAGGTGTTAAGTAAGATTCCTTTAAAAATTTATGTAGGATAATATAAATGGCATTATTTGGTGGACAACGAGATTCAAAATTACTAGCTTCGATTAACTCGGAACTACTTAATTCTGTGGTGGACACTGAAATAGAATTATATAAATTACAAATTGAAGAAAGCAATTCTAATTTATATGGGGAATCTGAAAATAAATCATATTATGATTCAATTTTAATTCCATGTTTAATTACAAAAGAAAATAAAGTAGCTACCCAAGACGATTATGGTCATACATATACCAGAGCTGCTCAGTTTGCTATATCCAGAGACATACTTGTTAAAGCAGATATTTATCCGGAAGTAGGAGATATTATATTCTGGGACAATGAATATTATGAACTAGACAATGTTGATGCAAATCAATATTTCACCGGCAAAAATCCAGAAACGTGGCCAAATGGAAGTTCTCACGGTTATAGTGTATCTATAGTTGTAGACGCACATGCAACACGGCAAGTTCCACTAGGAATTCGAGATATCCGATTCGGCAGTGACGGGAAAATAGATGCATACAAAGGATTTTAATGGCTAGATATAACAAACAAAATATTGATCGTAAAACAAATAAACCAACACCAGCAAAAACGGAAGGTATAACAAACGATCAAATATTAAATCGGTCCGAACAAATTCGCCGGGATGATGACATCATCCGAACGCCAAAAAGAACTGTATATGATATTGACTATGCTATTAAATGGTATATAGATAACGAGATACAGCCCCAAATAACACATCGTGGTGAATTAATAAATGTCCCGGTTATATTTGCTAATGGTGAAAAATGGGACAATGTTCAGAGACTTGGATATATACGAGATGAAAAAGGAATGCTTCAATCTCCGTTATTAATGATCAACCGAAATTCTGTTGCAGAACGTTCTGAGTTACAAAATTTAGATGTTAACAGAACTCAGCCTGGAAGTAAACTAGTTTATCGAAACAAATACAATACAAGAAATCGGTATGAAGACAAATTATTTCCGATACCAAAGTATGAACAAGCTGGCTCTCAAGAATTATATTTAATTGATATACCAAAATATGTAACAGTTTCATATGAGTTAATGATGTGGTGTGACTTTACTACTCAATTAAATAGTTTGGTCGATCAGGTATTGCCATATAATAAATTTATGTGGGGAAACGGTCAAAATAGATTCTCTACTTTTATGGAAGTCGTTAATTTTGAAACCATCAACACGGTAGGTACAGATCGTTTAGTCAGAGCAACAATGCCTATAACAGTGCACGGAACATTGTTATCAGGACAAGAATCTAGAGAATCTACTCTTAAAAAAATGTATTCAGTTAAAAAATTAAGATTTGATACTGTAGTCGATATTGACTCTGACTTATTTGAATCGACAATAGTCCCAACTATAATATTAGCAGCATCTCAACAAATTATGTCAGGCGCAACTGTTATAGCTAGCAGTGGTGGAACATCGACTACAATTACTGCCGAAACACTTAATTATTTGACAAACTTAACAGATCAATATGCAACCGTATCAAATTCTACCACGGTAACTATTCCGGCGGCAGCTGCTAATAATCCATCTCTCACATCAACTGCAAGTAAAAATGAATTTGATGTATATATAAATGGACAATATATAGATAAATCAGTATATACCTGGACTCCATCTGATGCATCGCCACAAACGATTGTGTTTGATACTGGAATATTGGGATATTCATTGGATTCTAGTTTTATTATAGTAGTTAACGGGAGATGGTCGTAGTGAGTAGAAGATTTAATATAAAACAATTACCTACCGGGTCATATGCTATAACTGGATCATTTACTGGCTCATTTACTGGCAATGGTAGTGGGTTAACTGGGATTACAGCCAACCCATTTCCGTTTATCGGAGATGCGCAAATTACCGGATCATTAGATATTAATGGAAACGGTGGCGATATATTTTTAATTAAGTCTTCTTCAATTCAAGTAGTAAGAATACAAGAATCAGGTGTTGTTACTATAACTAACAATGCCCCGACAATGTTTTTAATACAAAATACATCGTTTGCTCCTATAGTAGCAGTAAGTCAAAGTGGCGTAGTAATATTTTCAACACAGTCTGCAGAATTAACTAGCGATGCGCCGATAGGGGGAATTTATTTTACTTCATCATCATTATATGTTGGATTAGATTGAAAATAAAAAAAATAATATATTTATATATAAAAGAAATAATTAATTATGGCAACATGGAAAAAAGTAGCAGTATCCGGAAGTAGTATTTCGCAATTTAATAACGATGCTGGATATTTAACAGCCGTAACGACACAGGCTGCTTTTGCAACAGCATCCTTTAACGGGATTGCATTAATAGCAAATGATGCTAATGGTAATTTATCATTTGCCTCTTCATCAAATCAAGGTCTTACTATATCTGCAAGTGCCGGAACTGATACTTTAACTTTTGGGCTATCCGCAATACCAAATACATCGCTAGCAAATTCTACAATCAGTGGAATTTCATTAGGTAGTAACTTAACTGATTTAACAGTAGATAATGCTACTTTACAATTGAATTCTGGCACAACTTACAATGGCGGTACTGCTAAAACAATTAGTATTAAAGATGGGGGCGTTGATACAGCTGCAATTGCAACATCTTTAGGTACAATTGGTATAAGCAGTTTTACAGGTTCATTTAGTGGTTCATTCACCGGAACAACGAATTTACCTGATTTAACCGATGGAAATGGTATTGCCGATTTTACATATGATGGATCAACTACCGCTACAATATCAGTTCAATCAGACACCACTACAGGTGGTAACGTAGTTGGTGTTAGTGTTACTGCAAATGGTGTTGGTATTAATGTAGACAACATTGATGGAACAGGTCTATCTGCTAGCGGCGGAGGATTATTGGATGTTGATTATGGTTCAACAGCTGGAACTGCGGTACAAGGTAATACTACTATTACTTTAACACAAACTGCCGGAGAAA